GGTAGACCCGGCCGCTGACGCCTGTCGTCGTCGCCAGGGCTGAGGCCACCGCCGCCAGGATGCGCTCGCGTTTGATCGCGGTCATGGGCGCGGAAATCCGTCTGCGCAGGCTGAGGGCAGTCTATCGGCGCCAGCCAGCGGGGCCGCCCTCACGGGATCGCCGCCGCGAACGCGGCCACCAGCGCCGTGACGCGGGCGTCGAGGAGAGTCAGGTTGAGCGACTCGCCGATGGAGTAGAAGGCGAGGCGGGCGTCTACCCGATCATGCGCAAAGGTAGAGCCCTGAAATACACTTACGTTGCCGGCGTTGGGGGTCTGACTGGGCGCTGTGTAGAGCGCCGACGCGCCACCAGCCCGTCCTGCTATTTCTGACGCACTGCTTCGTGATGCCCCGACAAAGCCAGTTGATCTGGCCACCCCAGCTGGGTAGGTACCCTGAACGAGGCCAAACTCAAACCTATTTGCTGGTGATCCTGTGGCTGATCGACTGATAAGGTAAGACCATCCGGTCGCCGTATAGGCTGAGCCCATTAAAGCAGGATTGGGTTGGTTCGTGTTTAGCTCGCTCACATAACACGCAAGGTGCCGTGAGTTTTGGGGCTCTGATCCGTGGCTCCGATTACTGCTAAGGTACTTCGTACTCCCATCCCCCACCAGCCCCGTCTTCCTGTTGTAGTCGCCACTCACAAAGTTGAAGTTCGTCGGAGCCGCCCCCACCAGTGGCACCAGCGCCCCACTCAACGTTCTGGCGCCAGCGAGGATGCACGAGGCTTTCAGTGCCGGCCAGGTGCCGTCCGCCTTACACCCCTTGACGAAGGCATTGATCGCCATGCGGGTGGCGGTTTCGAGCGCTTGGCCGTCTGCTGCTTCGACGGCAGCGATGTAGGTCGCAGCGTCTGGGTCGTCGGGCATCTGCCAAGACGGCGTGATACGCACCGAGGCCCCAGTCGGCTTCGCCAGGCGCAGCGCAGACCCCGTGGGCTTGGCGATCCTCAGACTCACGGCGCCTCCTGTGCCACGGGCCGGTCGTAGGCGAGGAGTACCGTAACGCGTTCCGGCGCCAGCAGTTCGGCGTCCACCAGCACCTGCAGGCCGGGGGCGAGGCGGGGGTCGTCGAAATTCACCAGAGGCTCGGAGAGGAGGGTGGCGAGCAAGCCGCCAACGGTGGCGTCGGTCTCGGCTGCGGCGAGGATGCCGGCGTATTCGACGGGGGTGAAGCGGGCGATGAAGGCGGCAGAGGTGATGACGCCGATCTTGTACAAGTCGGCGTAGCTTTTGCCTTGGAGCGCCAGCAGCTCCAGCGCGAGGGCTTCGGGCGTGGTGCCGTTGCGGTTGGCGGCCTCGATCAGGCCGTCCGTGGCGCGGGTGGAGGGGAGGGTGATGGTGATGGTCATGGTCAGGATGCTCGGTAGGTGACCCAGGTGGTGGCGCCGGTTCGCCTGGAGATGAAGCGGCCCGACGTTCCGGCGGCTACCGCAGCAGCGCCGACGATGGTGTGGCTGGCGCCGGCCAGCAGCGTGGCGGCATTGGAGCCGGTGTTGATGACGCTCCAGAGCACGCCCATGTCGGTGAAAGGCGCTGTGAAGCCGCCGTCCATGAGGGTGCCGGTGGGCAGGGTCATGTCCACGGCAGCAGCTGTGGTGGTGGTGATGATGCCGGTGAGGATGTTGGCGATCGTCAGGGTGGCCGTGGTGTTGACGGCAGCCGGCGTGGGCTGGGTTGCCATCACCACGCCCGTGGCATTGAGGGCCCAGCGGGTGACGCCATTGAGCTGCAGATCCAGCAGCCGGCCCGCAAAGCCACTGGCCGCGTTGACGCCAAGCCCCGTGCCGCTGGTGCTCCAGGCGGTGGAGGTGGTGCCAGCCGGCTCGATCAGGAAGTGGGGCTTCGTCGTGGTGGCGGTGCCGCCGGTGAACCACGTGCCGGTAAAGACCTTGGCGGGGGAGCTGGCGAGGCTGGTGTAGCTATTGATCAGGCGGCCCGCCAGGGTGACGTTTGTGCCGTCGAAAGTGAGGGTGCTGATGCCAGCGAGGGCGCCGCCGTTGTTGTACAGCACCTGGGTGCTGGAGCCGCCGACCAGTGCCAGCGTGCCCGTGGCGTCCGGGAACGACACCGTGCGGTTGGCGGTGGGGGTGATGGTCTGGAGCGTGGTGGTGAACGAGCCGCCGTCGCTGAGCGTCAGATCACCACCGAGGCTCAGGGCGTTGGTGGTTTTGTTGTATGTGAAGTCGGCGTCACCGCCGAAGGCGCCGGCGTCGTTGAACTGCACCTGAGTGTCAGAGCCGCTGGGGGTACCGCTGCCGCCGCCGCCCGCCTCGTCCAGCGTGCCCGTGAATGGGTTGAATTTCCAGCCCATGGCTCAGCTCTTGGTGACGGATGCGAGGTTGTTGCTGCCGTCGTACGCCAGCGTCAAAGTAGCCACCACCGTGCCGCTGGCGCCGCCGCTCTTGTAGACCACGCCCGTCAGGTTGCTGCCGGTGTAGCTGCAGCTCAGATAGTCGTGGGCGGGGATCTCCAGCCCCGGCACCACAGGCGCGGGGAAGTAGAGGTCGTCAAGTTCGTCTGGGGTGTTTGGCTTATTGACCCGGATCGCGGGGACCAGTGTCGCCATGATGTGATCCTCCTATGTTTTTTGCAGGCTCAGGGCCAGAAACACTCCGTCATCAAGTAGCCGGCTTTCCCGCACGGTGTAGGCCACACCGCCCACGGTGATGCTCGAGCCGTAGCCCAGGCCGCCAAACTCCGAAGCCAGCACCCGCAGGGTGTAGTCCGTCGAAATCACCATGTTGTCCATGATCACCTCGCCCGGCATGTCGAGGATCCCCACGCCAGAAACGGCGCCAGCTGTGACGCTGACGCCGAAATCGGCGAGGAACAGATCGGGATCCTCGGTGAACATCAGCCGTATTTCTTCAGGCCGATGCCGTTCACGATCATGGAGCTCGAGCCGGTGCCGGCGTCACTGGTGACGCTGAACCGCACGAACGCCTTCAGCGCGTCAGCGTTGAGGGTGATCACCTCCTTGGCTGCAGCGTTCCCGACCTGGGTGAAGCCGCCGCCGGTGACGGCCGCGTAGGTGCCGCCGAGGGTGTCGCTGTGCTCGATCCGGCAATCGAACGTCGCGCCGCTGCCGGCCGCCGTCGCGTTCAGGATCAGCTGAATGTCGCCCTCGTAGTCGGAGATGTCGACGCCGGTCTGATCGCCGATCGCCGTGATGGTGGCGGCGCAGAGGGCGAAGTGCTGGAGTTTCTCCAGCGTGGCGGGATGAATGGCCATGGCCTCAGGTGGTGCGGGGTTTGCGGGTGCGGGCCGCCTTCGGCCCAGGGCTGGCTGGCTGCTCGAGGATCTCCACGGCCATGGGCGGCTCCTGGGCCGGCCGCGCCTTCCTGATCGCAATCAGAAAACGCGCGTCCCGCTCGGCCACCTCCAGTACCTCCCCAGCTTTCACGGGGCGGCCCTGAATCGACGTGTCGCGGAGAATCTCGAGCAGCATCAGATCAGCTCACATCACAGGGTGTTGTTGCCGCGGCAGAACGCCTCGGGGTGACGCACGGCGATGTCGAGGTCCTGGAAGGCCGTGACGCGGATGCCGCCGGACGTGTCGAGGGCGTAAGGATTGACCTGAAGATCAACGCCACTCCACATCCCGATGATCAGCTGGTTCCACACGCCGAAGAACACGTCGCCAGAGGCAACCTGATTCGAGCGGCGGGCGGGGTAGCCGTTGACGGTGCCGCCGGGCTCCAGCAGGAACTGAGCCGTACCGCTCGCCTTCTCGGTGGTCTTGAAGCCGCCGAAGGTGGTCGAGTTGGTGAGGTAGGCCATGCTGCCGATGTCGGCGTTGTCGGCGTTGATCTTCGTCTCCATCGATACGACTTCCCCGTAGGTGGGGGCCGCGGCGCCGAAATCCTCGGTGTTGATCCCGGTGACGTTCTTCAGGCCCTGGGGCTGGTTGGTGGTGCCCAGGCCATAGAGGGCGGCACGGTCAATCTCCAGCGCGATCACGGTCGCCAGCTCGGCCCGCACCATCTGCTCCACGTCGAGGGAGCTCTGCAGCAGCAGACGGCGGCTGAACTCGGTGTAAGCGCCCAGGGTCTTGGCCGTCATGTTCACCTGATCAACCGTGGGGTTGCTCTCGGTGAGGGTGCCCTTTTCCGCCACCCAGTAGGCGGTCGCGGCCCCGGTCTGGCGGGGGATCGCCACGGGGCCAGTCAGCCCGGTGAGCATCGTCACGCCCAGGGAATCCAGGGCCATCCGGTTGCGCAGCAGCTCGATGAACGAACCGGCGCGGAAGTCGGTCGCCACCAGATCACCAGCAGCCGAAGCGGTGCCAATGGTCAGGTCACGCTGGAGCACCTGATCGGGGACCAGATAGCCCTGGGCGCTGCGGCCGGTCTTGGCCTGCAGGGCCTCGCTCACCTCGCGCTCGAAGCTGGCGTCCTCCCATGCCTTGCGGTCGTTGGGGAAGGCCTGGGCGCGGATCGCGCGGATGAACGAGAACTCGCGCACCTGCTTATCGGAGAGGCCCAGGTCGACGGGGCCCGAAGCGATCGGCTGTGCCTGCGCAGTCGCAGGGGCTTTGGCCGTAGCAGGCTGCTTGGCACGCTTCGCCAGCTCGCCCAGCACCAGCGCCTGAGCATCGCTCACGCTGGTGCCGCGCTCGATCAGATCCTGCGCCAGCGGCTCGACGCCATGCTCGCGGGTCAGGTTGTGGATGGTCGCCACTCGGGTGCGCTCCTCGGCCGCGGCCAGGGCCCGCACCTCCTCGAGGTTGGGGGTGTTGTCTTCCATCGGAATGGGGGAAGGGGTGGGGGTGGGGGTGGCCGTAGCCGGGGTGGGCGCCATGCTGCGCCCGATGCCCACGCTCGGGTCCGCTGGAATCGAGACGATGCTCACCTCCATCGGTTCCCATTGCGTGGCGATCACCTGGCCGTCTGCGCCTGGCTTTGCGTCGGCGATGGTGTAGCCCACGCTGACGTTGCGCAGGATCCCGTCGGCGATGTCCGACACGATCTGCTGCGCCAGGTCGTTGCGGCTAAACCGAACCCGGGCATAGCCGCGGGCCTTCTCACCGTCGAGCCAGGCACGCTCCACGACACCGATAACGGCGCCGGGATCGTGGTTCCACAGAACCGGGGCGCCGTCGTTGAGGCGGGCCAGGTTCACAGCATCAGGCTGATGGCTGAGCACTTCCGAACCGAACCACCGCTCGACGGGCAGCTCGGAGCTGAACGGAAACTCAAGCGAACGATCTTCACCCAGCGCGCGAGCATCCACCGCCGTGAAGCGGTGTAGCTGCTGCCCGGTGAAGTCGCGCGAATCCATCAACCTGTGGCGGGATCTGCGCCCATGCTACCGGCGTTGTCAGGCTCCGCAGGCGTAGAGG